TGCGGAGCTTCCCGGCGTAGGCGTTGAACGTGGGGTCAATCACCTGCATGAGACCCTTGGAAGGCGTCCCATTCTTAGCGTTGATATCCCAATTGTTGATGGCCTTCGGGTTACCGCCGGATTCCTGATTCATGCGCCGAAGCACAGTGTTCAGGAGGTTGGACGGCTGACCGACCATCTGTAGCGCCTTGAGAACAACAGACTTCCACTGGGCAACGCCAGCGCCAGCCTTGTAATTCACGTTCGGCACCATCTTGCCGTCAGCCTTCTTGGCATACCCGAACAGCGAATCAACCACCTTCGTGGGAATCCGCTTGACGGACTTGCCCCACCCAGTGTTCAGCCCCGGAATCTTGTCAAGGAGCGGGTTGACCACGTTGTTGACACCAGCGCGCGCCGAAGACTCAAGGGTGTCCTTGAGCCACGAAGCGCCCTTCTTGATGCCGTTCCACGCGTCAGAGCCAACGCCCTTGATGGCCGAACCGGCAGAGCTGAGCCAACCGAAGATTCCGCCATCCTTGAACGCGGGCAGTCCCCCACCCATGGCCTTCTGAATGGCACCAACGCCACCCTTACGGGCCAGCGCGTTCATGCTGTTCACATAGCCCGGACCCATGGCACGCGTCCACTCAGGGCGCATCACAGCCTCACCGCCGGACAGCGCTGCAAGGTGGACGTCACGGCCCGGCGTGTAGCCAGGCAGAATGCCACCAGTAGCAAAGCCCTTCGGGTGAAACTCCTTGAGGGGGTCAGCGCCGAACGCGGTAGCTACCTTGTTCCAAACACCAACGATGCCCTTGTTGTAGACGGTATTGATGATGAACCCAATGGGCTTCTTGGCAATGCTCTCTACCTTGCCCCACGCCTTACCAATCGCATCCTTCGCCGTACCGAAGGCGTCACCAACCAGGCTGACACCCTTCTTGACGGAATCAAACGCGGGCTTGAGTGCCTTGTTCCACAGCCACTTGCCCTTATCGGCAATCCAGTCAAACGCGGGCTTGATGCCCTTGTCATAGAGCCACTTCGCCGCCTGCCCCAGCGCCTTGAAGACGTCCATGATGAACTGAATGTAAGGCTTGACAATCTTCTGCCACAGCCACACCACGATGTCACCAATGAACTTGAACGCGGGCTTAATGGCGTTGTTCCACAGCCAGAGACCGGCGTTACCAACGGCCTTGAACGCTGCCTGAACAATGTTCCGGAAGGTCTCCGACTTGTTGTAGGCAACGATGATTCCGGCCACCAGGGCAGCCAGCGCGATTGCCACCAGAACGAAGGGGTTCAGCGCCATGACAGCGTTGAGAATGCCCTGAGCCACAGCCCATGCATTCGTAAAGAACGTGGTCACCTTCGTCACGCCGTTGAAGATTGCCGTCTGAATCGCTGCCGCCTTCACGGCCAGCGTGATACCGCCAATCAGAACAGCCAGACCGGCAAGGTACGGGGACCACTCCTGAACGAAGCTGACACCCCCACGGACAGCGGGCAGGAAGTACGTGTTGATGGCATGGCCAACCCCACTGATAGCGGGTACCACGTACGTCCCCAGGACTGTCACAAGCCCCTGTTGCATGGTCCGGGTGAACACCTGTAGCTCATGCGACGGACCAGACCGAAGGGTCTTACCCATCTTGTCAGCCGCGCCACCCACCTTGCCCACAGCGTCAGTTGCCTTGCTGGGGTCCATGCTGAACAGCGCCTTACCCAGGTCTTCCGCCTGAGTACCGAACAGAGCCGTTGCGGCGGCGCTCTGCTTTACCGGGTCCTTCATCCCCCGGAGCCTGTCTAGCGTCACATCAAGGGCACCAGCGGCAGACTTCCCGCCCTTGCCAATCTTCTTGGCCATGTCGTCAGCGTTGAGCCCCAGCGCCTTGAATCCGGCCGCCGTTCCCGTGCTGCCGTCAATGGACCGGATGGAAAATTCCTTCATCGCGTCAGCGGCAATGTCCGCATCACGCGCGCCACCCTTGATGCCCTGCTGAATCAGCCCCAGTGCCGTGGTCCCGTCAAGGCCCAACTTCTGAAACTGACCGCCGTACTCATTGAAGGTGTCTAGAAGGTCGCCAGCCTTGTCAGCTCCGCCCTGAAAGCCCTTCGTGATGATGTCGAATGCCTGACCGCTGTTCTTCGCCAGCCCCGTACGCATCATCTGAGAGACAGCGTTAGTGACTCCGCCTAGATCCTGGTCAAAGGTCCCGGCAACGTCACTCGCCTTCGTGGCGATTGCCTGTAGTTGCTTGTTGGTCGCACCAGGCGGAGCAATGCCGGACTGCATGACGGACTTAATCGCGTCAGCCGCCGTCTGGAAGTCTTCCGTGACCCCCTGTGCGTAGAGCTTGCCAGCCACCTTGCCGTACTTCGCAGCATCCTTGCCGGACGCTCCTAGCTGAGCCTGTAGCTTGCTGGTGACGTTCGCCTGGTCAATGGCGTCAGCCAGACCCTTAGCCACTAGGGCACCAGCGGCCAGACCGGCAGCGGCAGCACCTAGCTTTAGCTTGTCCTTGAGCCCTCCCCCGGCGGCTTCGCCAGCGTCAGCACCAGCATCCCCCGCCGGTCCCACAATCTGTTCCCGTAGCTGACGCGCGAAGCCCTGAATCTCAGGGACAATCGACACGTACGCAACGGCAATCTCAGGCGCGTTCGCCATGAGTTATCCCCTTCGCGTTCGCTCCCTGAATGCCAACAGGGCAGCCGCCGTAATCTTCGCCTTCTTAGGGTCATCCATGCCGGGACGCGGGTACGGCTTAGGCGGCTTACTCTGCTCATGACGGGGCACGTCCTTGTTGGCGATTGCCCACGTCGTGTACTGAGTGCAGTCAACAAGGTCCGCTAGTAGGTAGTCCGTGGTGGACCACAGCGGCTTGCCCTTGTTGAGCGCCTGCCTGGTGGCTGACTCCGGGGGAAGACCCCAAATCAAGATGGTGAGCTTCCGGGGGCTGATCTTCCGTCGCCAGAAGTCAAGAAGATCAATCCCCCGGAATGCTAGGTCAGCCTCAATCGCGTCCCCGTGTTCACGGAGCAACCCCAGAAGGCTTAGGAGTTTCCCGCACCAACCGACTTACCGGCCACCTCGAAGAACTTGCCTAGGTCCGCAACCTTCCGGTTGGAAGCGCGGAACGTCTTGTACTGGTCCTCACCTAGGAGCGCCTTGAGCGCGTGCGTCAGACGCTGGTCATCAATGGCTTCAAGGACATCAAGGTCCCAGTCCTCAGCCGGGGGCACTTCGTAGTTGTCGCCGTTGAACTCAACAGCAATCGGGGTGCCTAGTGCATCGTTCTTCGTGGCCATGTCGTGTCTCCTCAAGGGTGGTTGGTGGGTGGAATAGAGCGGGACCAGGCCCCCACCCAGAAGCCTGGTCCCGCTGGTCTAGTCACCTCCGAAAAACCGGAGGTGGTCAGTTACGCGGCAGCGTTCGCCGTGTCGTTGTCGTAATCGACGTACAGCGTGTCGTCCGAAGTCGGGTAGATGGTGATGGTCAGCTCAAACGCCTGTAGGTCAGCCTCAGACAGCGTGACCTCACCAACCGCCGTAACCTCACCCTGGGGGATGTGTCGACGCCGGGTAATGTCACCGTCCATCAGCTCAAGCACAAAGGAGCGCTTGTCAGACTTCGGGATCTTCACGGTGCGCGTGTTGGTACCGGCAGCCGTAGCCACGGTGGAACCAGGGTTGACCAGACCGAACACGGTCAGGTTGTCCTCAAGGCACGTCACCGTGATAGAGCGCTTGTGCTTGCTCCGCTTCGTGCGAATGAGCTTGCCGCCCCACGCGTAGAAGTCGGACGAATCCTCATCCCGGGACTCAGACGCGCCATCCTCGCTCAGGAGACCAACGGCCTTCCATGCGGGAATGGTCGCCATGCCGTCATCAAGGGCAACGGGCAGTGCCGTAGCAACAGGGGCCGTCCATAGGTCAGCGCCCTCCCATAGACGGGGGTTTGCAGTGTTGCCGCTCATGCGGTCTCCAATTCCGTTCCCCTGGTGGAGAACTCAACAGCGAATGAGTAACGCGGCTGGCCGGACACTGAGTCAGGCAGCCACATGGGGCCGGACACTTCGGCCACTTCATAGACAGTGGTGGTGCCCCGCTTGCCAGCCATAGCCAGCACGTACGCGCGCACCTTCGAACACAGGGCTTCTGCGCCCTCTTCGCTGTCAGACCAGCACTCAACATCAATGCGTGGCCGGTCAAGGATCAGGTTCCGGCGGATACCGCCTAGGCGCTCAATGCGCACGAACTCAGCCGGACGCGGGTTAGGCACCCGGGACACGGCAGTCACACCAGGCAGCGCACTCCGGATGTACTGAATGGTGACCAGGACAGCGTCAGGGAAGACAACTACGGGCTTAGTCACCGGGATCAGCCGCCGCATCAAGGGCTAGCAGGAGATTCCGCCTGGTGGTGTCAGCGTGTGCGCCATCCTCATAGCCAGCGATCACAGCCGCACGTGCACGGGCAGGGCCAGACTGAGTGTCAACCTTCGTCTGAACCCCCACGCTCCGTAGGGCAGCGTCAACATCACGGGCCTTAGCCAAGATGACGCGCTGTGCACCTTCGGAGGTAGTCAGGCCCCGGATGAAGTCGAAGTTGTACCGGATACGAACCGGGCCGCTCATCCACTCACCCTCTTCAATCGAGCCTCAGCGTGGTGCAGTCGACCCCGGATCTTGAACCGGCCAACTTCCCCATCAACGGCCAGCGTTAGCCCCTCCCACTCAACGCGGTCAGTTGCCAGCGCCGGGAAGTCACGGCCCTTCGGAGTGATCAGCCGCCAACCTGTGATGACTGACGGCCGGTCCCCCACTGCCTCAGTCGACCCGTCCGGCTGGACCATCAGGCCCGGGTAAGGCGTACGCGTCGCGTTTGCCCAGTCCCGTTCGCTGGTGGTGTTGCCGTACTTATCGACCTTGAGCGGGGCACGGACCAGGGTTGCGGTCTCGCCAAAGAGCATGCTCACAGGACACGCCCCACAGCGAAGGTCCGGCGGTACCGGCCGAGTAGGTCACGGTCCGCCTGTGACAGGGAAGCGCCGATGGTCTCAGCCGCGTACGTGACGCTGACCGCTCCAACGGTTTCCTGCCGTAGGTCATTGGGGTTGCTCAGAACGCGCTGAGCGGCTGTCAGAGCCACTGCCACGACGTCCCCGGGCACTGATGCGTACCCGTGCGTGAAAGTCACTGAGACGCGCTCACAGCCGCTCACGAAGAGCCGTTCTGTCTCGTCATCCCAGTCATGGTCAACCGGTATCCCGTCACGCGTCACAGCGTCGACAGAGACAACCGGCCGAAGGGGCAGCCGGATCACGCCTTCAAAGGGCTTGCGCCTGAGCGTGGTTACCCGGCGTTGGAAGTCGTTACGGGCTTCCTTCCGGATGATCGCAGAGACCATGTCCAGCGTGGACGCTGCCGAAGCCGGAAGGGTGCCCGGATCAACTTGCATCCACCCGGCTAGGTCATCAACCGTGGCCAGCGGGGGCAGTGCCATGGGACACCCTTCCTAGTTACTTCGTGGTCTGTTCGCCGCAGTCCTGACAGCGCGACACAGAAGCCTCAGAGCCATCCGGGCGGAGCGCCGTGAAGCACTCCACCCGGGGGACCTTGCAAGCCTCAGCGTGCGGCAGATCAGGAGTTACGGCCTTTGCCTTCGGGGGCAAGAGCCAACCTCCTTACGCGTTGAGAACGCCGGTCAGACGGGCCGCACCCTTGCCACCGAAGATGGCAAGACCCGTGTAGAACTCAAGACGCGTCCGGTAAACCGGCTTCGTGTCAAGCTCACCTAGGTCACGCACCTGAACGCCACCGTTGGTCAGACCGGTCACGGCCTGGTCACCCTCAGCGGTACCGAACTTGACCGCGTAGATGCTGGAAGCCGTGCCGGAAGCCGTGCCCTGAGTCTCCGTCTGCGGGATGATGTCCGCACCAGCCGCCGTCTGGCCAATGTCCAGAAGGGCAATGCCGTTGTACGTCGCAACCATCTTCTGAGTCAGGGCGTCACGGACCATCTCAACGCCACCCAGACGCCGGGCCGAAGACTTGATCTTGGCAATCACCTTCGCGTTGGTGTACAGCGCACCGTTGCCGCCGTTGATGCCGGGAACCTGAGCGATCAGCGCGTCTAGCGCGTCGAAGAAGTCGTGTCCACCAGCAACCGGGCCCATACCGTTGGTCGCTGCCGGGATCACCTGAGCGCCGGTAAGACGCTTCTTGAGACCATCAAAGCCGTTCACGTCAACGGCCGTGTCACCGTTGATGAAGTGATCCTGAAACTTGTACGAAGCCGCCTTCACCTTCATACGCGTCTGAACAGCGCGCTGATCGTTCAGGTTGCCGCGCGTCTGGACGATGAACCGGTCAACGTCAGCGTCACCACCCAGGATGACCAGCTTCTCAGACTTCGGGTTGACGGTACCGGTCGACTCAGAGTACGAACCGTTGACCGCGCGGAACTCAACGCCCGGTAGCGTCGCCTCTTCGTTGTACGCGTAGGCGTTGCCCTGAATCGTCAGGAACGGGATGCGGTCGAGTAGGGGGGACTCCTGAACGAAGGTCTCAAGGACACCACGCTGTAGGTCATCCTGAGAGAGCTTCGCGGCCTCAGCCAGAGTTAGGGACATGTGTTATCTCCTAGGTATGGGGTCACCTCCGAAAAACCGGAGGTGGTTACTTGCTGCCGTACGCCCGGCGCATGCGCTCTTCGGGGGTGGCAGGCTCAGGCTCAGTGGAAGGGGTCTTGCCCCCGCCAACATCACCCCACGGCTTCCCGCCGGACTCCTGAGCCGCTAGATACGGCCGGTCCTTGAGAAGCTGGTCAATGGCTGCCTTGATGGCGTCTTCGCCGTTGACCTCAGCGGGCTTGATGTACAGGAGCGCGTCAGACGGGTCATGTAGCCGCCCCTTGGCCTCAGCCTTGATGGTGGTCTCCGAAAGCTGAGCAGTGAACTCCGCCCGGATCTCCGCCTTGATGGCCTCAAGGTCCGTGCCCTTAACCGCAGCGTTCGAACGCCGTAGCCGGTCAGCCTCAGCCTTGAGGGTGTCGCGCTCCTTCTCGGCAGCCTTGCGGGCATCACGCTCCGCCTTGATTGCCTTCTTGCCAGCGTCGCCTAGCTCCGCCTCACCCGTGGTCTCAGTGCTGGTCTCAGCGCTGGTCTCCGTGGTGGTGCTGGTGCCGGTCTCCTCCGTGCTGGTGGACTCAGTCCCCTCAGCCGTGGTGCCCTCAGCGCTGGTGCTGGTGGTGTCGCTCACTCGGAATCGCTCCTAGGTGATATAGCCATGCTTCCTAAGCAAGGCGAGTTGCAAGTCACGGTTGCCGTGGGCTTGCTTGAGAATCTGCTCAGGCATTAGGCGCGCTTCCTTCACGCGCTCATACCGACTACCGGCGGACTTCTGGAAGCCCTGAGCCTTAAGCGCCTTAGCGCCAATGCCCCGCTTCGTGGTCCCCTCAGTGGTCACGCGCTTGCCTGTTGAGGTGGTAGCCATCCCGCGTCGCGCGTTCACTACCTGCCCCATGTCAGCCCCGTTCTCAAGGGCATCAGCCCCGGCAGTGCCGAAGCGCTTACGGCGCTCTTCGGGGGTCATTGCCTTGAAAAGGTCTTCGGGGCTCTGTGCGGTCTCCCGTGACTTCCATTCGTCATGGGTCATGGGCTCCATACCGCAATCACACTTCGGATGGCGCTTGAAGCCTTCCGAATACGTGTACTGCCGACCGGCCAAGATGATGCACCTTGAGCAAGCCGGTAGCTTGACCACCCGGACGTAGGCGACACAAGACGTGTTGGCAGTCATCGCGACTGACGTAGCCGTGCGCGCGGTATCCGTGATCGTTGTTGCCACCATCCGGGCAAGCTGATTCAGTCCCATGACTGACGCCTGTTCCGGAGTAGCCCCCAGCGCAAGCGCGCGGGAAGTAGTAATGCCGGGCATGTACAGCATGGTTGCCAGCGACCGGCCATCAGCCGCCATACCGGCAAGCTGACTAGGGACCAACAGCCCGGCGGTACTGGACGCTGCGCCCTGACTGAGCATCGCGCTAGTCACGAACATCTCTGCGCCCTGAGCCGCTGACAGTTGGCCAAGGGTGACCGCGTTGAGGATGGCTAG